AGTGGATATGAGCTTCTTCCTTTTTAGGCTAGCAAAGGTATATGCATGAAGGGAATTGACAAAAATTAATCCCCCAAGTTTTCAGACTGAGCCGGTTTGTGTTTTATTAAGCTTCTCCAACTTTCGTTTTTGGATAAAAAAAAGACAGTTTGTGCCACTTTTGGCAAAAAGAACTTGTCTAAAACGAATCCAGAACAATTATGACAACTCTTAAAGCCGCCGTTGTTCCGGCCAAGGTGCTGAAAAACGGCAAACACAGAATTCGTATAGCAATTGGTCATAAACAGGAAACAAGATACATCGTTACCCGATTTGAAATAGATAATACTGCTAATTTTAAGGGAGGGCAGGTGGTAGGTGTTCCTGATGCTGCACATGTTAATGCTAAATTACGTGGAATACTTAATTCATATCAGGATGCCTTGGATAAGATAAACACATCATCCTATACTTGTACTCAACTTGTCGAATACTTGTCCTCGGTAAAGCAGGGAGCCATCTCTTATAGTGTCGCTTCGGCTGACTATATGCAGAATTTGATTAAAGAGGGGAGAAGGAGCACTGCTTCTTTATATCAAAGGGCGAGTGATTACTTCATTGAGTTTGTCAAATATGATATAATGCTTGATGGAATTACTCCCCGGACCATAAAGGATTTTGATATTTATCTAAAAAATGTCCGAAGGCTGGCTCCTGTTACTTGTGGTATGCACATGGCACATTTGAAGGCAATAATCAATCAAGCAATAAGGGATAAGAAGGTATCATATGACACGCATCCTTTTGAATATTATGAAAGACCGGCAGGAATGCCCAAAGAGCGTGATATCTCGGTAGCTGACGTAAAGAAGATAAGGGATGCGGAGATAAAAGAGAAGTCCCAGCGTGTTGCCAGGGATGTGTTCATGCTTTCGTATTATCTAGGAGGTATCAATCTGATGGACTTGATGCAATACAATTTCAAAGATGCGAAAATTATGGAATATGTACGTGAAAAATCAAAAAATACAAAGAAAGGTGATATGAAAATCAGCTTCACTATTCCTGAGGAAGCAAAACCTATTATCAAAAGATGGATGGGGCGTAATGGAAAGCTTGATTTTGGTTATAAATACTCTTATCCTAATTTTCGTAACTATGTAACAAAAGAAATTATAAGGTTAGGGGAGAGGTTGGAGATAGAATCGCATGTCGTATATTATTCAGCTCGTAAATCCTTTGTCCAACATGGTTTTGAGCTGGGCGTACCATTGGAAACTTTGGAGTATTGTATAGGCCAAAGCATGAAATCCAATAGACCGATCTTTAATTATGTCAGAATTATGAGAAAACATGCTGATGAAGCCATAAGAAAGATTTTAGATAATCTAAAGTGAGGATTCAAGAACTAGAGCGATTGCTTCGGAAGTCGCTTCCTCTTTTTCTTTGTCTATCTCTGAGTTTAGCCGTTCTATCAAGTCCATACTCCCTGTGACAATCGTTTTTGTGCCCTCAGAGGAAGAAATTGTAAGTTCATAGTGTCCATAGCCTATAAACTTTTTGGATAGCTGATAAGTGGTTGGGGGGGATTTTGACATATGCGAATTGTGTTAGCAGCGGAAAAAGAAAACGGTTCCGCTTTCCCGTTGCGTTACATTCCGTGATCGAAACAGTGGATACATTAATATTCCACACGGGGGTCAGAACCGTATATGAAGAAGCTACAGGCAATAATAATCGTCTGTAGCTCAATACGAGACAACGCCTCGATCACTTCAAAATGTAACGCAATGCAAAGATAAGGTTTTTATTCGATTCTACAATAAAACCGTCCCTACTTATCACAAGCCGGAACGGTTCAGATTAGTTTCGTTTTTGACAATTTACTTCACATTTTATTGAACAAAATACCAATGGATTTGTTCAAAGGGATTTGCCTATTTCTAAAAATATTTGTTGTCACATTATTACGTATTACAAAAAAGGAGGGCATCGTGCATCACGAGCCCCCTCTCAAACTTTTATTATGAGATTGGCTTCTACTCCAAAATCACAGGGCAAAGATAGTGAAAATTCTATTCTTGCCTGCTGAATATATAATCCAATTGGAAAATTGTATTTTTTGCTATATAATTTTTGATAACAATTGTATAAAAAACACCCCGATTCATCACGAGCCAGAGTATTCAACTTATGAATTAAAAACCTTATTATGAGGAATCATTATTACGCCAATGTTTTTTTCGCCAACAGCGCAACAATAATCAGTATGGTTACACAAACACAGGCAAAACCGAATTGTTCATGGAAATAAAAAAAACTTCCCGACTTATCACAAGCAGGGAAGTCTTAATCATAAATTTAAAGTCTTATTATAAGAAATCGTTTCCACGTTGTCGCCTGACCGCTGTCAGTACGATAACAATAAGAATTGCCACACTAACACATGCCAGAACTATTTGTTCAAGCAAATTGGATTCTCTTTTATCCTTCGTCGTTTCGGTATGATCTTTCTCATGGATATTAGAAGAACATTTCTTGTCGGCATTGAGTTTTATAGCATCGGTTATAACCGTTTTCTTGTCTTTTGCCTGATTGAAATTTCCCTCTATTTGCCCGTCCGCCAATAACGGAGGTTTCCCGGTCAGGCTATCGGGCGGTTTTCTTGTGTCATAAACTCGAAAATCAATCACATAGTTACCATTAGTGGTAATGAGTTCGCTCAAAGACGTACTTGATCCGTGTACGATGTTGACAGATTCACGTGTACTATCCTTGCTGATTACTTCTACATCGGACTTGACAGCCTTATGCGAGCTGCCACATGATCCGAACAACAGGAACAAACACATGAAAGGAGCCAGCAATATATGTCGGCTTACCCAGTTCATAACTCTAACCAACATAGTCTACAACTTAAGAACTTGCATCCTGTTATTTCCGTCAACCCGATAACTGACGTGCACCCATGCAAAATTGCTTTCGTCAATCAACTGATCATAGGGCAGGTTCTTTCGGATATATTCAAACAATAACTTGTTTTGCTGACGGTCGCCAGTATCAATATCAGCAGCTTCCCCTTTCATGTGCTGCGAGGGCTTACTTCCCTTGACGGCCGCATTAAGTTCCGGACAGCGATAACCACTGTTTACTGTTATAGGCTTTTCCCACCACTCACGTAACGGATCAAGCACATTATCTACCAAGGCAGTCAGAGCAGTCACATGCTCCTGTCTGCATCTGTTATTGATACCCAAGCGGTCAGCAGTCGTTGACTTGCAGAGTTCCGCAATCGTAAAATACTTCATTTCTTTTCCTCCTTTTTGTTTTGCAATAAAAAAAATATTGCTACTTTTGCAGAAACACATAGTGTGTTTTTCATGTAATAGAACAGAGGTTACCGGTCTGGCGAGGCCGGTTTTTCATTATCCCTACCGATTGCCCCCTGTTCCTCATCAAACAGTATCTGAGCCACCATCCTGGCGATATCATCCTTATTCTCGATAATCACACTCATTGTCTTCTCTGCCTTGCGCAACTCCGCTTTTTCCCACGATTTTTCGCGTACCGATTTAAACTCACAAAAAATGCAGTAACCCGTCCAGATCATAGAAAAAACAGGGAAGGGGATAATCACACAGCATAACAGATCAATGAAGCACAACTCTATAAATGGAGTGAAATACTTCTTCGCCTTAACGGCTGTTTTCTTATACCCCGTGGATGTTCTTGCCTCTCCCCGTTGCTTGGCTTTCATTACTCCTGTGATAAGATCCACTAACATCGCCCCCATTGTAGCCGCAATACACAAGGCTATAAGCACAATATGTATCATCATGTGCTCGTTGATAAAATTGTAAATTACATCTCTCATTGCTTTGTCTTGATTATAAAATATATTGTTCCAAAGATATGTCTATTTACTTACGTCATTGTTGCAGAATTACTTAAATCCATTGCCACGATATGACAATAAAAAAGACAAGAAAAATTAATTATAAAGCTTTCTGCTAAACCCAATAGTAGAAATCTAGTAGAAATATTAACATACAAACACTTATTTCTACTGAATATCTACCACTATTCAATAAAATGATATTATCAATTGATATTCAACTTATCATCCAAGTTCCGGCGGAACTTAGGCTAAAAATAAGATACATTATGGCAAAAATGCATAAACTGACGAAGGGCGGACAAACCATATTCCCGGCTACCATCTATGATGCGGTGGTTAACCCCAAAACGCGTAAGAGTCTGGCTACAGAAATGTCGGGGTTAAATAAAGGAAGTGCCATTTCAACACAATTTGATACAGATTTTTCAAAAACCAGACTTGGAATTCCAAAAGAAAATAGAAGTACAGGAAAGATTTTAAGTTATAGGAATGGAGCAACTGGGGAACTCACTGTTGAAATGTATATGGGAACATCTATGGATGATCAATATTGGAGCGATGATTTATTCTGGTGCCCATTGCTGCCATCGACCAAATTTCCCTTTATCAACATCACGGCAATAACCGGCAATAATTACAACACGCCCGATGCTGCCAGGAATGCTCTGCCGAATACTTACAATAAAAAAATCGGATTGGTTTTCACTTATAGAGATTTGACAAACAGATATAGGGTATATCTGTACAATTCTGAAACGAGTAATTATATACCGCTTGATTCTTACATGTACGATTCTGTCGTGTATAATTCGAACAAATCTAATACGAGGTTGTCGATAAGCAGTATTAACCGGAGAAAAGGATTTATCTTATCGTATCAAAACGAAGACAGGTTTATAATTGAAATATATAAATCTGATAGTGTAGATAATGCAAATTGGATAAATGACAAGAATTGGATCGAAGTATTAACCATTGACTCTCTTGAAGAGGTTAAAAACGACTTGATGACAATACGACACATGTTGCAGGATGTGTCAATCAACAAGGTATATGATGAACTTTTGCTCGCCAATAAAACAATAGACGGAGTCGGAAATATTGTAAATGGAAATGGGATTGTTATAGAAAGAATTGATATACCGGCAGGAGAAGAGTATATCTATACCAATGCATATTCGGTTTATTTTTATAGAGATAATGGCACGCTGCTTGGCACGGTTAATATGGGTGCTTCAACGGGAAAGAATATCTCAAAAAGAGAAATACCATCAGAAGCATCATATTGCAGGGCTTGGAATAATAACGCAAGAGATTTTTATTATCTGTCATTCAATGAGAATTTTATTCCGCTTGAATTCGGTATAACACAGCTTCCTGAAACTTATTTAGATAGAAATCTGATAACAAATGATAATCTTATTGATGGTTATAATAATGTTAATGGATCGTTACAGTCAAACGAAGCTTATAATACTACACGATTGATCAGAGTCGTTGACAACATAACATCTGTATTTACCAATGCATTTTCAGTCGCCGTGTATGCAGCAGATGGTACGTGGATTGGGTATAGGGGCAGTCAAGTAAAAACCTTTAGGGAGGTGATGACAGGTGAAAAAAATTGGGAATATATAATTTTTAATTTCAACAGTGTGGACTCCCCGTTTGTCTCGTTGAATTATTACCCTTGCAATCCGCAAAATGTGAGAAATGTAAAGTTAGATAGAGATGAAATAATCAATATGGCGTATAAAGGGAAGAAGTTTTGTTCATTTGGAGACTCGATCGTAGAACTGATCTCGTGGCAGAAGTATGTGTGGAAATATCTTCAATTCTCAACACATTATTGCCGAGGTATCGGAGGCTCCAAGGTTACATCCATTTCCCCACAAACCAAGAAAGTGGACGAAAATGGCTACTATAATGCCGCTCATCCCGAAGAAGGAACTATCACTATACAGGATAATATGTGTGGTGACGGCCGAATAAATACTATTCCGACCGATACGGATGTATTAGTCATATATGCCTCCGCTAATGATATCACGGCAAATGCCCAAATCGGGGAGCTTGACGATCAGGACGAAACTCATTTAAAATACGCCTATGGGCTAATGTTGAGAAAGATTATCAAAAGATTGCCGAATGCCAAGATATTCGCTTGCATACCACATAATTTTTACAACTCTCATAATAATGCTGATTATCCTTATAAAAATAATATAGGATTAACGATACAAGATTACGGGAGTGTGATAAGAGAAGTATGTGCAATATATTCCGTCCCCGTAATTGATGTAAATGCATTAAGTGGAATATCAACACTTAATATCACAACGTATTTGCAGGATCAGGTTCATCCAAATTCCGCAGGAGGCATGAAGATAGCTAACGTTGTTATTGATGCTTTAATTCAATATGTTCTCATGGATCTAACCAATCCTTACATCGAAGATACAAAAATGTAAAATTATGATAATTAAAAAGTTAATCACTAAAATAATGTTCCGTCTGTCTGTGGAGATACACCCAAATGCAGAATGGTTCTAGGGGTAAAGGGCTGATCTTGGTGTAGGTCAGCCCTTAATAGTAAACTCATTACTCTACAGATTCACTTGTGTCCTGTTTCAATTTTTCAATATAGTTTTTTAAAGTTTTTATATAATCAGGAACATCACTTTCCGCATATTTTCCAAAATCTTCAAATTGAATATACGAAGGTGAACCATCGCTTATAATTGGATAAACTTGTTCCAATTCAGCTTTCATATATTTAGCGTGAGTAAACATATCATCCAAAGCATGTTTACGGTCTTTTTGGAGCCTCCCATTTTTAGATTTACATTTAGATTCCTTATATTTCTCTAAATGATATTCTAAACTAGATACTACTCGTTCTAATTGACTGATGTTTCTTTGTTTTTCATCCATATTCTTATATTTTTAAAATTTCAAGAACAAAATTAAAAAACATTTGATATAATGGTCTTGTTTGATATAAAATTTTATGTCATAACAATTCCCTCAACCGATATGGTCACATTATCCATTATATTTTTAATTGTATAAATATCAAGTCCGGGAGCTGATAAAATGCTGTCTTTGGCAACAGAGTCTCCATTAGCCTTTACACTAGCCGAGCTACCATCGTATCCCTCCTGTATGGTCAGCTTTACACTAAACTCCCCACCTTCAGAAACGGGAGACACGCTGTTATTATATGCTTCAAGCTGATAGCCGTTTCCCTGCTGCATGGTAACAGTATATGTACGTGTGGAAGCCGCCATAGCCTCAATGTCTGCGATAGGAGTCATTTCCATCATTCGGGCAATTATTTCACGGGCGATCCTTTCATAATAAGGTATGCCGCCGTGTGTCGGATCAATGATGGTATCATCAGTATAATGACTGTAAAACCAAGTCTTGTTCATATCATTAATACCGGTCTGCAATTTGGATTCAACGTATTTGACCCCCCACAGATTCAGCACCTTGATCATGTCAGCGGAAATATTGTTTACAGCGGTAGAAGTTTCACACACGTGAGGAGGTAAGACAAACAGGATATTGATGTTACGTGCGACAAGCACTTGATTAATTCCGGTGTAATCCACCTCATTATAGTATCCTTTCACTTTCATATATCTGTAGTACCAAGACGTCCCAAGGTTAGAGGTGTAAGAAAAATATTTGTTACGATAGAGGAGGATGTAGCTGCTATCTTGGATAAGGAGCAATCAGTATCATTATATGTCAATGAGGCTATAAGATACTATCACGGTAACCGGCATTAATTGTCGGTTATTTTTTTATTAAAACTATATTTAAATTGGATTTAAAATCACATTTTGAATTGTGTTAACAAGTGTGATTTTGGAACAAAATGTTTTGCAAAAGTGGAACATTTTGTTTTGCGGCTTATACCTGTCATCATCGAGGAAAAGAATAAGGGGATTGACACTCATTCGGACAAACAGCAACAGACGGTAATTGGCACCAAAGTAGGCGGTGAGGACGAGAAAGGTGCATTTGCCAATCGTCTGAATTT